TTCTCGAACTGTAGAACCTGGATCAAGAATCTTCATATATCCAAAGATTTTAGACATATCACCAGGAGCAGTATCAGGAGCAGATACAATTTTTCTATAAGCCTGAGTAATCTCAATATGAGGTTTAGCTTGATTTAGGAAAGAAGTTCTCAATTTGTCATCTTCTGCGCTACCATCTTTAGTCTTAGGAACAAATCCAATAACTTTATAAGTAGATGGGTCTACAAAAGCAGTCCCATTGCCTGTATCAACTTTTTCAGGTTTTGCCTCACCTTTTGCAACTACTTTGCCTGAGGCATCAACAAGAACTTCACCTTGACCTAATTTAGTTCTTTCACCCTGAACAGATTTAATAAAAGCATTAACATCTTCAGGGTTAGCTCCTGATGCAATAGCTGTTTGAGCAAATTTAGTAGGGTCAAAAGCACCAGTAGATTTAACAACAGGCTGGGCTTCTGCAGCTGTACCTTGAACTGGATAGTTAGCAGATCTAGCTAATGACTCTAAATTAATATCACCCATTGCCATATTCTCTTGCATTAATTGACGAGCTACTGGGTCTTGAGATGTCATGCCACCAATTGATACTTCAGGTGTTGTTGCTTGTTTGTATGCTCCTCTAAGAGCCTCTCTAGACTTTTGCTTACCAAGCAATTCTGATACTTGAGTTGCTCTTAGCATATCACTAAGAGTCTTATCCATGCTTGACTGGTAGCCTTGGTAACCCCCTAATAAAGCCTGACCAATTGCCTGACCTGTACCTACTGGTCTTGCTTGCGCTCCAGATAGTGATAATAGTTGAGCAATAGCATTTAAAGCACCCATATTTAGGGCTTCATTCTTTGCTTGACCATATTGCTCTTGACCGAGCAATTGAGCTAAAGGATTTGTGTCTAATAATGCCATTTTGTTATCCTAACAATGAATATACATTCGGAGTTGAAACTCTTTGTTGCAATAAAGATAGTATTGGTGAATAGTCCACCATTCCTCTTGGAGCTACCTGTGGCATCTGCATACCTTGAGGAGTTTGAGCCTGTGGTTGCCCTAGTAATGACTGACCTAATCTCAATGCTCTTTGTGCATCAGAAAGACTTAAAGAAGTAGGAGCAGTTACACCTGTAATTCCTGCTGTTCCTGATGGCAAAGCCTCTGCACCACCTAAATAACCTAGACCGCTAGAAGCATTAGAACCTACTTGACCTGCTAGTTCTGCTTGAGCAATTTGTTCAGCAGTCAATCCTGCAGTTCCTACAGCTAAATTTCCTGCGCCACCTAAGTAGCCCATGCCACCTAAAGCACCTGTGCTAATACCTGTGCCACTTGCAGCACCTGCTGTTGTACCTGCACTTAATCCAAATCCTGTAGAGCCAGAGCCTACTGCACCTGTTGATGCACTACCAAGAGCTTGTGAGCCTAAGTAATCAGCAGCGACAGCTTCTGTTGCAGTAGCACCTGCAGCAGTAGCAGCAGCTTCACCAGCAGCAGCAGCCTCGGCAGCTGAAGCACCTTCAGCTAAAGCAGTTGCTTCAGCAGCATTACCAGCAGCAATCATCTCTGGAGCAAAGTAAGCGCCTGTAGCAGCAGCTACTGTGTACCACCCCCCTGGAATTTCCTCATTAACTTTATCGTCAATCCATGAGCCAGCATCTTTAATAGGGTCTGTTACTGTATCTACTATGTTGTCAATAAATCCACCGCCACCGCCTTGTAGCTTTATCTTTCTATCGCCACAATGCTGAAATGCACCACTTGGCAATTCTCCGAAATGTGCATTTAATCTCATAGCTTATTCTCCACAATTACATACTTTTCAGTAAATCCTAATCTTCTCCAAAGTCTAGCAATAGATTCTCTTGCTGCACCTTGAACCTTAGTAGCTCCATGAGTCTTTAACAACTCTGTGAACTGTTTGTAAATCTCTTTGTCGCTTATAAACTTACCGCCAATTGTGGTAATAAAAGCAACTCTGTCATTCGGATAGTTTAGGAAAGATACTGTGCAACATCCTTTAATCTGTCCTAAATCATCTAAAGCAACTATTAACTGCCATTGTCCATTAGTTAAATAAACTTTTGCTTGGTCTAGTGAGTAGTCTCCATCAGAATACTGTAAAGCATCTCCAATGAAACCACTTACTAGATTCCAAGTTTGTGAAACGAAGTTTTTATTAACTAGTTTTAAAATAACAATCCACCTAAAGCTGCACCACCTAAACCACCAGCAATACCATATCCACTTGGAGATGTTAAGCTAAATGGAGATCCTGATAAATATGAACCTAGAGCCTGACCACCTAAGTAACCTAGACCAGCACCAGCAGCAGTATTAATAATAGGATTGCTTGGCATAGAAGTAGACTGTGTCTGAGTTCCAAAGCTACCCATAGGGCTACCATAAACAGAAGATAAGTAACCAGATAACTGTTGGTATGGTAATTGCTGACCAAAGTTAAATCGAGCCATCTGCTCTTGTAATGGTTGAGCTGCGATTTGTTCTCTGGCTGCACCAATTTGACCTAATTGCTGTGATGGCAAGAACTGTTGAGCATACATAGAAGGAGCAAGACCAGCTAACTGAGCTTGACCCAATTGAGCTTGTTGTTGCAATCCTCTTTCAGCCATATATTGCTGATTAGCCATGCTAGAGGTGATGTCACCCAATGCTCGACCATATCCTTCTGTAGCTTGTCCTAAAGCATTTTGCATAGCGCCTGATCCATAGCGACCAGACTTAGAGTAAAGACTAGCAATGCTTGGCAATACCTGATTAGAGAACTGTTGCTCTAATGGGCGAGTAGCAGCTTGCATAGCTTGTTGTTGAAATGGGCTACCTTGTAAGAAGCCACCAGCAGCAGTCTGACCAATGCCAGATAGAGCTTGACCATAAGCCTGTTGAGCCTGTTGCAATGCTGGGCTTGATTGACGAGCTAGAGCCTCTTGCTGTTGCAAAGCCTCAAGAGTTTGAGCAGAAGGACTGACATAGGTCTGACCTTCAAAGAATCTAGGCTGCTCACCTGTCAAGAATAGGCTTTGCGCTCTCTCTAAACCTTGGGTAAGGTAAGGAAGTAATGCTGGGTCTATGTTTGATGTTGATGAAGTTGTCTGGACTGCCATGATATTTTCCTCTTTATCCTACTACTACATAATCAAAAGTTTTACCTGCGATTGAGTTAGCAGGATGACTAATTACTGCACTTCCATTAGTTACTGAACTAATATAAGGGTTTGTATAAATATTGCTTGTGTAACCATTGCTAGATAAATAGCTCATGGTTGCGATAATGCTAGGTGTTGCTGGTCTTGTAGGACTTGTCTGTGTAGGAAAATGCTCAATAGATACTCCTACATCACTAGGTCTCCAAGCTAACTGGACATAATCATCTTTTTGCAATGCAATAAAGAAGTTTAATGCTGCAATACCTCTAGATGCTGTTCCAGTAGATTTTCTAGCTGGCATACTAAATTCGCTATTGCTACCAGCCACATCTGTACCATTCTTCCTAAACCAAATAGATACCTCTTGAGTATCATTAGTTGTATTGATTAACTGAACTGAAAACTGAATATTGTATAAACCAGCATAGTCAGCTTTTAGCTTTGTGCTATCTACCAGACTTGCTCCTAAAGCATAGTCTGTAGTGTCAAAAGTAATGATATTGACACCTGTTGTATTTGGAGCTACTTGGTCTGTGCTATCTTGCACACCTAAATAAGGGTAGTAAGCAGTAGAAGATATATCATCTGTTGCACTAAGCAATATAACTGAATCTACACCAATGCGAGCATCTGTAATTGTTGTAGTTGTTGCACCACCAGTAGCAAGAGTGACAGTCCCAGTATTATTGGTCTTGCCATTCATAATGCCATTGACAATCTCAGCGACTGCTCGCTGGTCTCCACCAAAAGGCGGTAAGACTCGGAACATTATCGACCACCCATAGGTACGATTTCCACATCAGCACCAATAGCTGCATCCCAGTTTGAGCCTGTAGGTGTAAAGTTTAGTCGGTGGTATCTTCCCATACTTCTTACAGAAACCCTATTTTCTGAGTCTGCTGCAGCAGATGTGCCAAAAGTAACTTGTTCTGATAACAGGTTACGAGAAGCCACAGCAACACTAGCAGAGCCATTGTCTATGATTGGCTGTACAAGAGTAATCGCTGACTTACGATTTTCAATCGACAGTTCTCCTGTCTCGATTGTAGCACCAGTATTTACACCTGTAAATGTCACAATTTTATTATCTCGCACCCCTGCAAACATCATTTTCCCACCCACCCAAAGACGAGAATCTAGTGGTGTTGTCAAGGCATCAATTGAAGCAGAGATAGCATCTAAGCCTTCCAAAGCAATCGTAGGGCTAGATACATCAGCCACTCTGTCCACATTAGTAGTGCCAGATGACCATTTTTTAGTCTGGAAGTTATAAATCAATAGCTTATTGACATTACCGCCCTGACCTTTAGATGCGTAAGCCCAAACTACTAGGTTTCTAAATGGGTCAATAGCAGCAGACATATTAGACATATAAGATTCATCTACATCTGAGAAGAAGTATCTGTCTACCTTTTCGCCACCAATTGATACAACATTCTGACCATCACAGGCATAGAATCCATCATCAGACAAGAAGAAAGTCGTGCCTTGATACTGAATAATGGAATTAGCCTCGTAGCACCCTAGATTTCTAGAGATATTGTCAAACTGGAATACCAATGGACTGCCGACATAAGTCATTCGGTGAATTGACCTGTCCATCAAGACAAGTCCAAACTCTCCACCTGTAATGCCTACAATTGAGCCACCATCAGGGATTTCTTGGTAATCTGATTGAGTAGTCGCTGAGTCTGTCCAGCTTGTCTCATCATTTAGTGCAGACCATTTAACTCTAAAAGGCAAGTCTGTTGAATCGTCAATATAACCAGACACCACAAAATCACGAACAACTGTCACATATCTAGCTTTTGGTGCATCTGCAGACAAATCAGCCCATGCAGTAGAAGTTCCTAGTAACCAGCCTTGTAGTCTAGAGTTACTGTTTGCAGCAATTAATCTATTGCCAAACTGTGTAAATCTCCATCTTTGACCACTAGGTGTAGCATAAGTAGCTCCAGATACATCATCTAATGACATATCTGCTGTGTCTAACTTATACAAATTTGTCTGACTTCCTGCAAATACAGATACAGTTCCATCAGGGTTTCTACCAGCTACCACATTGCTCAATGGCTCTGAAGCACTTGCAGAATAGTCTGAAGCTGTTGGCACTACTCCATAGCCAATGGCACGAGAGTACACATTCTCAGCTTTCATAAGCGCACCTACAACTGAAGGCTGGTCAGGAAGCCACTCTCCGAAGGTAATTCTTTGGTTTGCCATTAGTTATTCACCCATGAATTATTATTGCTGGACACTTGATTCCATGTTCCAGTACTTATTGCTACTTGTTCCCAAGAGTCATTACTTGCTTCTACATCTGTCCAGTTAGTAGTCTCAGGAGTCTGAGGAGTCCATGACTCATCACCTGCTGCTTGTGGAGACCAGTTATCTCCTAATATTCTTCCTACACAATTAACAGTAGCTGAGTTACTAATTGAGCCTGATGCGCTAAATACTGCATTTGCTGTGCCTGATACTGTTGCAATGCCTGTAATCTCTGCCGAGCCTGAGTATTCAACACCGCCCAATGCTGTAACTGTAGATAGTCCATTGATTGCTCCAGTAGAAGTTCTTATCCTGATAGAGTCCGCAGATACAGTACCGCTTGCAGATATTGAGCCAACACCAGATAAAACTCTTGCGCCATTGGCTGTAACTGTTGCACTAGCTGTAATTGAACCAGCTCCAAATCTATCTCTATAACCATTCGCTAAAACAGTCGCTGTTGAGTTTATTGATCCTGTGCTAGTCCTTACCCTAATCGAGTCGCTAGAAACTGTTGCAGAGGCTGTAATCGAGCCTGAAGCGAATCTAATGACATCTGCATCTGCTGTTACTGTAGCTGTGCATGAAACTGCGCCTGTAGAAGTCCTAATCCTTACTGAATCAGAAGCAACACTAGCAGTTCCTGTAACACTTCCTGCACCAAATCTATCCCTAAAGGCATTGGCTGATACTGTAGCTGTAGAGCTAACAGAACCATCGCCATAATAAATCCAAGTGCCAGCCTCATTGTAATAAGGACTATCTAATGAAAAAGCCAGCCCATCTATGCTTGTGCTAAATAAATCTAGCTGTTCAAGACTAAATGGTGATTGAATATCTGCTGGCATGATTCATCAAGCCAAAGTTACTGATAAGCTACCTATTGCAATCTTGAAAATATCGCCTGTTTCAATAGTCTTAGAAGTATCCAAGGCTGTATGGAATAGTAGGTTTCCAGAGCTAGAAGCATCATGGATGCCGATATAGGCAACAGTACCCCAGTTACCTGTAGCTTGTGGGAACTCTACTGCTGCGCTATTAGTAGTCACACCATTGCTAGGTGAACCAAAAGTAACAGCAGTACGAGCATAAGAGCCACCTGATACTTCAGTACCAGAACCAGCATCTGTAGGATCGCTAGTGAAAAGACCTACATAAACTGTAGTAGGGCTTGTGTAGCTTGTATTGCGGAGAACTGCATTAATTACTGCATTTTCGAGATAATTACTCATTTCTGCCATGATTTTTCCTTATCTTGTAGCTAATTTCATTGTAAGAGGGACACCGCTATATTCTGAACCTTCGTCAGAAGTAGAGATTGCATTAACTGCTCGGTCATACAGACTAATCCATAAT